TCGACGTTCTTGGCCTTGGCCTTCTCCGTCATCTCGGCATGGGCTTCGTACAGCGCGAGTTCGGCCGCCGCGATCTGGCCCCCGATGACGCCTATCCGGCTGATCATCAGCATGACCTCGCTGTCCTTGCCAAGCCCGTCCTTGCGGGCTTCCTTCAGGAGTTTTTCAACCTTGCCAAGGTTGGCGCGCGACCGGTGCAGCGCGGTTTCCGCTGCGCCCAGCTCGGTTGCGATCTTCTCGACCACTGTCGTCATGCGTTTCGTCCTTTGAAGCATTGCGGTTTCCTCCCTGCGGAATTGCAGCGGAGGCAGTCTAGTTGAATGGCTTCCAGCCGCAAAGGCGTTGGCCGCGAAGGTAGAACGCCAAGAGAGCCGCGCGGCGCTCAGGCGTCATGACATCGATTTCGGCCTGCGACGGGCGCTCTTTGTCGCTGGCGAGGTCGCAGAACGTGCCCGATGGCGTCGTGCCGCACCCGGCCAGCATCAGTAGACCGACGATTGCAGCCAGTTTACTGCGGTTTATTGCGCCCACTTCCGCAACTCCTTTTCGACTTCGCTTGGCGATCGGCCGGCCACGGCATCATCAATCTCATCCGCGATGGTCTTGGCCTCGCGCTCGCGTGCGTCCTGCTTTTCGCGCTCGGTCTTGGCCCCTGCCCTGCGCTGGCTGTAGCCGTAGCCAAGAGCAGCAAGGACGGCGCCGACGATGGCGATTATTGTCGGGTTGGATGCGAGCCAGAGCATGATTGCGGTCATTGGCTTTTGTGCCTCATTGTGGTAGGGGAAACGTGCTGGCGGCGGGCGTCAAAACACTGAAACGCGAACGCGGGCGAGAGACGGCGGAAGAAATCGGTCCTAGGCAACCGACCGGCTGTGCAGAGATTAGGTTCGTCTGCCAACACGTAAACGGGGCGCCGCCATTTGCCGGGAGATGTGCCGGCCCGCCAGCGATAATCACAGATCCTCCGCGCGCCGACGCCGCAGGTACTCGGTGAACACGCCATTCGCCAGCACCAGGAGCGGGAACCATTCGGCCGGCATGACCGGGCTCAGAACGGACGGCTCGACGTAGGTCACGATGACCGCGACGATACCGATGAACGTCTGGAGACGAGCCCAGAGGATGGTCTCGGAGTCCTTGAACCATTTCAGCATGTCAGCCTCCGCACAGGTTGGAGATCAGGGGGATGGAGCAGACGAGACCGGAGAGCCACGCACCGGCCGCCACGAGCGCGGCCACGGTAAGGGCGATGATGCCCGTCTTGCCGTCAGGCTTGGCCGCTGGCGCGGGTTGCGGGCGCGGCGCGGGTTCGGGTGCCGGAACGGGCTTGGGCGCATCAGCGGCGCTCATGAGGGCCAGCACATTGACGCGCTTGCCCTGGCTCCACTGTACGGCGCCGACCGCGTTGGCCGGATAGATCGTCGCGGCGCCGGCAGACGAGTACCGACCGTCGAAAAACAGGTCGCGCTCCTTCTCGCGGCGGGGGATTATCTCCTTCGGCTTGCGCCAGTCCATGAAGGATTTCCGCGCACCAGCGATGTCGCCAGCGTTGAACTTCTTCACCCATGTCGCGCGGCCGATCGCGCCCGTGTTGAAGTGGAACGAAACCGCTGCGTCGAATTGCTCCTGAGACAGCGGGCGGGTGAATGCCTTGCGCACGCCCGCTTCAAACTTTTCGATATCGCGGGCGAAAATGGTCATGATCTCGGGAATAGAGAACTCCCGACGATTCCGCGCAGGATCCAGCCCGCCAGCCGCCGCAGTGTGGCCGACGCCAAGCGTCCAGACCTTTACGCTATCGAGATATGGCGACGTGACGATTCCTTCGTGGGCAGCGATTTCCGCCAGCCCGCGCTTGCTTACGCGTTGCATGTCTGTCCTTTCGGGATTGATGGGGGAGAAGGGAGGCGGTCAGGTCGGCGTGATCTGAATCTCAACAGCGACTGTTCGCCAGGTGTTCGGGTCCGGTCCTGTTGTGGTGTCGGACGACCACGATGTGACAGGCGCGTTCGTGTCCCCGGCCGCGTTGACGATGGTGGAAATTCCGACTTGATACACTCGCGCGGTCAGATCTGACCGAGCAACAGTCGGCAATGAACTTGCGCTGCTGAGGTAGAACCCCGCCACCCAACTGAGGCCATTCGTTGCAGCCAGTGTGAGCGCGGACCAGCTTACGCTTGCGCCCGTTCCATTTGCCGCTGCCGACGCGCCGATGCTGAGCGTGCCATTGATCGGCCGATACACCACGCATGTCAGGTGGCTGGCGTTCGTCCAGGTGCCGGAGGATGTGCCGCTGCCTGAGGCTACGATGTACGCGACCCGCGACGAGAAAATGTCCGCGCCGCCACTCTGAATGTCTGTCCACCCCGCAGGCAAAGACGGAGGCGTGACGTCGCCAGACCGCCGAGCGGCGATGATGATCAGGTCTCCGGCTTGGTGCGTAGGCACCGTGAGTGTCGTTGACGCCGAACTGGACGACCCGACGTAGGTTACCGCCGCCGACGGCCCGCCCGCCGCGAGTACTTGCTGCATGACCGCCGGCATCAGGTCAGCCCCGACCCGGAAATGATCCACTCCGTCGCGGTGACCTTCACCGCCGTAGCGATGCCGTTGGCCGCCAGCGTGCGCGAGCCCGTCGTTCCGGCGCCGGCCAGCCTCATGGTGTCCGTCGTGATGGCGATCGTGATCACGCCAGCGCTGGCTTGGTTGATGAACGTCACCGCAGTGCCGATCGGAAACGCCACGCTGGAGTTGGCGGGGATGGTCCATATCCGCGCCGTAGTGTCCGCGCTCGGGTGGAATATGTGTTTCCCGCCGTCGCCGAGAACAAGCGTGTATGCGGCGCTCTGGCTGTTCTGCCGGATGAGCGAAGACAGTTGCGCGTCATAGGCATTGAAGTCCACATCGGCTTCTAGATTGACGCCAGCCTTGAAGGCGGCTTCGTTCGCGTATTCGAGGAAGCCCCGGCCATATGCTGCTGTAGTCAGCGCTGCAATAGCTGTCAGGTCAGCGTCAAGTGGCTGATAGCCGGCCGCCGCCGCCGTCGTCGTCAGGTACGTTGACGCAGCCGTGGCGCTGGTGAGATACGTCGACGCCGCAGTGGCCGACGTGAGATAGGTCGAAGCCGCCGCAGCCGTTGTTAGGTAGCTGGACGGGGCAACTGCCGACCATGCGTCGAGGTTAGCGCTGTATGCCTGCACCGTGGCGCCGATGTCGCCCGATGTCAGCCCTGCCGCAGCCGCCGCAGCCGTGCCATTCCCATCCGCATCAACCGCGTCGATCGTCACGATGTACGTGTCGACCTCACCGGAGATCGCCGAGACAAAGATCAGATCCCCGACCCGCAGCCCGTACCGGATTGCATTCGCAAAATAATCCGTGCCCGTGATAGTGCCGACCGCATCATCCGATCGGTACGAGACCAGACGCAGACCCAGCCCGCCAATCGGCTGCGCAATCACGCTGATGGTTTCAGGTGTAAATGCCATCGTGTTCCCGCCATGGAAAAAGGGCCGCTCGATGAGCAGCCCCGTTGCAGTTGTCGAATGTTGTTGGACTAGCGGCGCGTCTGCCGGACGATCATTGCCGTCATTTCGGCCAAGCGCTGGTCTTCGGCCTCTTGCTCGCGAGCCAGCCGCGCCGCAGCTCGCGAACCGTCTTCGTCTAGATCGGCAATCCGGCGCCGTTCCTGTTCTTGTCGCCAGAGTTGATCGATGCGGTCCTGCTCCTGCCGTTTTGCTTTGATGAACCGGGCTTGCTCAGCGCGGGCGGCTTCATCGATCTGGACAGAGCGGCCGATAGCGGCGGCGATGGATTGCAGGGAAATCATGTGCGCCCTCTATCAATGGCAAAGGGCGGCTCCGAAGAACCGCCCCCCACAGGTCCGCCGACCAAAACCGATAGGCGTTATGCCGATACCGCAAGGCTGACTGGCGGCTTGATCAGCGCCGCTAGCTTCGTCAGTCCGCGCGGCGTCACTCGCACCTGTTCCGTCACCTTCTCCGAACCATCGGCCTTGAGGACGGTCGTCACCTTGTGCTCCAGAAGGCCAGACGTTGTTTTCGACTGGTAGCCGAGATCGTGCGACGTGCCAGGGCGCCGGTAGATCCAGCCGTTCTGCCGAAGCCATTCGAACAGGTCTTTCGGGCGCATCTGGAGTGCCTTCGCCGCGTCCGTGATGCACAGGGAGCCGTCCGCCTCCGAAATGCGCTGCAACGCCTCCTGCGACGGAAGCAGTTCCTGCACGCGCTTTTCGAGAACCATCGCCTTCTCCGAATAGGTCAGGAGAAGATTGCGCAGCGCGCCGGGATCGTTCAGGTCGATCGTCGGCCCCGAGTTGGCGATGCGCCGAAGCTCCGCTTCCATCGCGTTGAACGCCTCGATGTAGCGGAGCTTCCACTTGAGCGCCTTGGAGCCGGTGAAGCCCATGGCAAGGAGCGTGAAGCCGTCGCGGTCCATCTCGTAGTAGGACGTGCTTTCGCCGGTTAAGTCATTGATTTTGAACGGTCGAAAATTCGTCCGGCCAAGGCGTGGCTCTTGCGCGATGAGATTGCGGATTGCTTCGTGGACGTGTTTTACTTCCTTGCCAAAGAACACGGACACGTCACGGCTGCTGGCGAACACCTCGCCGTCCTTCGTAAACACAATTGGGTTGCGGGAAGCGTCGATCAGTGCGGTTTGTGCGGTCATGGTCTCGCCTCCCTCAGTTCACTTGCGCCGGCATCTCGGCGAACGTGTCCGCGTCGATTGCCGCCGTCTGTTTCCCGTGAAGCAGCGCCAGCCCGGAACGCTCCAGCGCTGCTCCGGTCATGACGACGCGTAGGCAGATGACGCTTTCGGTCTTGCGGTCGTGAACGCTGCGCTGCTTGGTGACGAACGTCACGCGGTACAGCCCTTCATCGACCAGCTCGACATCCAGGACGTCACTCACGGAAACGTCCGGCACAGCCATCGGCTCAGAGACGTTTGCCCAGCGGTCATCCCGCGTGATATTGGAATCGGTAGCCATGCTCGATCTCCATTCGATCGGGTTTCGGTTAGGGCCGGCTTGGTGTGGGTAGCACCTTGTCGGCCCGTTACGTTTCTGACATTATAAACCACCAATGGGGTTGTCAATGTCAGAAACCAAGAAAAACAGGGGCGGTCGCCCAAGGGTTGACGCGATACCGATCACGGTCCGCGTCCCCCCGTCTCTCCTTGCCGCGCTCGACAAATTCTTAGCTGATCAAAAATCCGCGTCACGCCCGGACGCGATCCGCACTCTGCTGCAAGACCATCTCACAGGCCTGCGCTATCTCGACTTTTCCGAAGAGTGACGCCATGATGGGCCTCTTTGTGGGAGGGGCTCATGGAAATTCTTGGACGCATACTCGCCGCGCCGTTTGGCGTGATTTTCATGCTTGGTTCGCCGGTGACCTATATCATTAGTGTCGTCGACACATGGTCGACGAGAGCGCCGGTGCTATTCAAGATACTGATCAACCTAACGATCGACGCGTTCCTTGCCCTCATCTGGCCTATCACATGGGCATTGTGGACGCTCCTGCATCTGATGGGGCGCGATACGCCGCTGTCGACGGTATTCGGGTTTTAGCAGATAGTTGGCCCGTTTATTTCTCGTTTCATGCGCTTGGGCGCTAGTAGGGTTCGCCGGGCTAGGAACGGGCGTCGACCCGTTCACATGGGGCCTGCTTTGGATCGCCGGCTATGTCGGCATCATGTTCAGTTTAGGGCGCGAGGAATGAAGCTTTCTTGCCCGTAGTCCGTGCGCCTGCGCTTCTCCATGCGCTTCAGGTAGCCAGGGCTGGCCGCTTCCCGCATTGAGTTCAAAAACAGATAGTCGAGCGCCGGGCGCGTGTAAAACAGGTTGATGAATGGCGTGTTCTGCAGCGCGTAATTGAGCCAATCAGACGCCTTGACTTCCTCTTCAGCACTAAGCCCGGCATCGCGCGCCTTAGCGATAAGGTCGATAAAATCGAACACAGATCCAAGCCCGGGGCCAATTGCGGTTTCGGCGATTCCACTCCCAAAGCGGTTGACGCGGGAAAACAGGAAGTCGCCATAGATGCCCATGGCGCCGCCCTGAATCATTGCGGCAATAATAGTGTCCTTGTCGGTCGGGTCGCGCGGGGGCCAGTAGCCACGGGCCAAATCCTTCATGGTCATGGCGGCGTATCCTGCCATTGTCATGCCGGCCAGCAGTGTTCCGATATGCCCCCAATAGGTCAAGGACTTCGGCCCGTTCATCTGGCCGAACATGGCGCGGCCAACGACGCGTTGCGAGAACGCGATCGGGAATCCCTTGAACTGAGCAATGAAGCGCATGGCCTCGCCAGCAAACGTTCCGGGGCGGTTACCAAGCGTGAGAGTGCGCCGGGCGCGACTGTCCACCTTAACAACACCATAGCTGGTTTCGTCCGCGAAGAAACGCAAAATTGACAGTTCCAGTTCGCGCCGACCGTCTTCAATGATGGATTTGATCCGGGCCGGCTGCTCCGCGACATCGCGCGCCAGCGCATCAGCCCGCGCCTGCTCGCGCGTGTACGCACGGTCCATGAACTCGTTCAACTCATCAAGCCGAGACTGGAACGTGTCCTGGAGGCGCTGGGAAGCGCCGGCCTCCTTCTTGTTCGCCTCACGCTCCAGTTTGGCAATCTGCTTGCGCAACCCGCTGATGCGGTTCCGTGCCGCCTGGTACTTCCGGCCGAGCTCCTGCCCGCCGCGAAAATCTTGCCGACCCAACCGTTCGACAACCTTCTGCCCGCGTTCCGCTAGCCGATCGATGTCCTTGCGGCTTCCGCGCGCGTCGGCCAAGAGCAGCCGAACATCGTCGGCCGCGTCCATTTCCCGCGACGCGCCAAGCACTTCGATTTCCGTCCGCGCTTCCTCGATGAGCGCCTTCTCCAGATCGATGCGGCGCTGCGCCAACTGCTTGTCTATCTCGGTCCTGATCTGGTTGCCGGCAATCATGCTGTCCAGCCGCTTTTCAGATTCGGCTAGCCAGCCATCGAGCTTTTCCTTGCGCTTGGAAATCCATTCCTTGTCGCGGTCGTCCAGCATCCGCGAAGCGACCTTGCGGGTTTCGAGAGAAGCGTTTGCCGCGTCGATGCGGTCCTGCACGACCGGCTGCACGGCGTCGTCGGCTAAATCACGAATGGCATCCGGCGTGACGTAGGACTTGCCATCAATCTCGCGGGCACCAGCCGTGCGGATGATTTCCCACTTGGTTTCGTTGATGCCATGGAGCCCGAGAACATGCCGATAATTCGCCGGGAGTTCGGCAAACGGCATCTTGGCCCGCATTCCCATCTCTGCCGAGATAAGCCGCCCGGCGGTGGCGCGCTGAACATCGGTCCACCACGACAGACCGTTGTACCGAAAGAACGTTTCCTGAAGCTTCGACAGATGCCCGACAGGCCCATCGACAACAGCGGCCGGCGAAACAATGTGGCCGATCAGCCCGTCGAAGCCTTCACCTAGAAGGAACGCAATCTCTGCCTGCTCCCCCTTTGGACGCCCGCGCATCATCCCCCCGATTTGGTTGGCGAATCCTTTGGCAAACCCCGTACCGCGAAACTGCGCCGCTAGACCCGCCGTCACGGGATCGGAGACGGACGAGAGCAACGCGCCGCCGAGCTTCGCCATGGACTGCACCGCGCGGATGTCAGACCCGATGCGCGCGGCCGTGACGTTGACAGGGCGCGAGACAAGGCCAGTTGCCACCCCAAGCGCGTGCTGAATACCTTCGGCGTCGAGTTGCTGAATCTGCTTCTGCTTGTCGGCCGGCGATAGCTTTGGGTCTTCTTTGATCCGGCGCTTCTGCCCGTCGATGATGGACCCGAGCATGACTTCCGGGTTCGGGCCGAGTACTTCCATGTTCGCCGCGACGCGGGCCGAGTTGCGCAGATGGCCGATGATGCCGGAGACCGTGTTGCCTAGCCCGAACTCTTCTCGGTAGGTGAGCGCGGCATCAGCATCCTTGAAGTGCAGAACGCGCGACTTGCCGAGGCGCTTCGCCAGATTGGCCGGGTTGACGCGCTGGCCTTTCTCCGCAGGCGTTGCCTGGTTTGGGAAACCGGTGATGATGGTGTCGTAGACATCGCCCAGGATTTCCACAATCTCATCGCCGCTTGCCGCGTCCGGAAAGGTGCGGCCCGTGTCGAGCTTCGGCAGGACGGAGGCGGTCCACGCTTCCTTGCCGGCCTTGATCATCTTCACGTCGTCGTGCGTCTGCGCACCGGCCCAGCCGTCCAGTTTGCCGATCGATGCCCCGAGCTTGTTCAGGTCTGTTCGCGCCAATTCTGCATATGTGGCGAAGGTTTTGGCAAGGTACTGAGCGTCCTTGTTGCCAGTGATGCCGGGGCGCCCGCCTTCGCGCAGTTCAGACATCTCGCGCAGGACATCGGCGTCTAGCCGCTGGTCACGCATGGCCTTGACGAGATCGGGCCGGTTCTTCTGGACCTCCGCGAACAGCCCGCCGAGATAGCGCGCCTCATAGGCAAGATTGGTTGCCCCGACCGAATTGCGCCCGCCCTGGACGCCCTTCTGTGTGCCTTCCAGTACGGCAAGAACTGCCTTCTTCGGCGACATGCCGGCCGCGACAAAGCCCGCAATTGCCTGGTCCAGCCGATCGCGCACGAGAATATTCAGCGCGGCGTGTCGCTTCGACATGGCGGCGGCGATCCGCGTGCGCTCTGCTTCACGCTCCGCAAACGTGCGAAGGCTATCGGCCATGCCGTCAACCTTGCCTTCAGCCTGAAGCTTCTGCTTGTAATCAGCAATACGCTGGAATGCCGCGTCAATCTCTTCGCGCGTCAGCTTTTGCCGAGAGGCAACATTCGCCGCATCGAAGCAGTCGGGGCTTGCTGTGTATTTTGCCATCAGATGATACAAGCCACCGCTGCTTTGAGGGCGTCGCCATAGGCCGTTCCGTTGTCGAGCTCGGCCTGCGCCGCGTCAAGTGTCGCCATGTCTTCCTCAGACAGACGACCTTCGGCGCGCAACTGTTCGATTTCAGCGCTTTCGAGGAAGTCGCCGGTATCGGGGTCGACGCGATACTGCGCCTTGAGAGAGTTGTAATCGTCGGCGCGGGTAAGCGTTTTTTCGGCTTCGGCGCGGCCAGCAGGGACAGCCTCGGGGCGCGGCGCAGACATGTCTAGACGGGCGGGCGGGACAGCCATGGGGTTGATCGTCCGGCCCATCTCAATCGCCTGCACGAACTCCCGCGCGACTTCGCCGCGTTCCGCTAGCGTGGTCAATTCGGCAAGCCGCGCCTCGGCCTTGGCAACCTCAGCCGCGCGTTCGCTTCTGGTTTCAGCCCCGCCCATGCCCGTTTCAAACACTTCGTCAGTCGGCGCGGCCTGCTCGTTCCGCAGAAGGCCGGGGCCGTAACTGTTGCCAACAGGTTCCTCGCTGCGCAGCGCTTCAATGCGCCGGCTTGCCATGCGGATTTCCTGCTCCTGTACGGCACGAGCGGCATCCTCTACAGGCGCAGCATTCATGATGGCGCCGACGTCCTCGCCGGGCTCCGTCAACCTCTGGATATCGTACTCCACCCGCATCAGGGCGAGGCGCGCTTCCTCAGCCGAGACGGGGAGATCCACGACTTGTTCAGCCGCAACCGGCGCCCGCTGCTGATCTGGGGCCGCCGTTGCCTGCCGCGCTGGCTCCAAGACCTGCGCAGCCGGGGTTTCACGCATCAGCCGATCCACCCCAGCGGTTGCATTCGGCGATAGGGTGATGTCCTCGCCCCGCGCCACAGCATCAATGCCCTCGTTCAGGGCAATGCGGGCCTCCTGCGTGGTCCTGAGCGTCGATAGGCGTTCCTGCACCTGAGCATCAATGCGCCCTGCCCTACGAACGTCTATGGCGCCAGCAATGCCCCCGAATGCAGAGCCAATCAGCGCAGCAACCGCGACCTCGGAAACCAGCGTCTGCCAAGACACGTCATCGCCGAACCGTTCTCGCGCACTAGCCGTAGCGATACCAGCAATCGCGGTGTTCAGCGCCGCATCGGCTGACGCTGTCGCTGCCGTGCCGATGACTTTGCCCACGCGCGCAGCAGCCGCAGCCTGCACGGACGGGCCGACAACCGGAATGTAGTTGATCGGGTCGAATGCCTGCCCCGCGACGTTGCCGAAAAATGCCGTGATCGGCCGCTTTGTCGCAAAATACTCCCTGACCTTCTTGGCGTCATTCCACGAGGCAAGCGCGGCGGCACGCTGTTCCGTCATCGCCGCGTCCCACGGCACGTTATCGCGGAAGAACGGCGAAGCCTTGTAGGCGTCTTCGGACAGGACGGGCGAAGGCTCATCGGTGAAATTCCGAATAGCCGTGCCGATAGCACCGACAACGCCGCCAGGAAGAACGGTTTGTGCCGTGCGCCCTAGCTGCTCCATCGTGCTCAGTTGCGACGTTTCTCCGGCAGGAATCGCCGCCTCTCGGATAGCCGTGCCCAAGCCAAAGCTTTCGAGCGCGCCACCCTTGGCCTGATCCCAGAACGTCGCGCCGCCGTTCATCGGCATGTCCATAGCCGCCGTGAACATTTCCTCTCGTGTAGCGGCAGTATAGGACGGGCCATCGCGGAAGTTATAGACGCTCATTGGCCGAACCGCTGCTGGAACCGGTCGAAGGAATCGTCGGTGAATGGCGCGGCCGGCGCCCGGATATCGCGAGCCGGAACAGCCGCGAGCACGTCCGCTTGCGTGAACACGAGAGGCTTCCCGTCCGGGCCGGGGACTGGCTTGCCCGTGTATGGGTCATGGAAAACGAAGCCATCGCCGTAGTTGCGGAAATAACCCTCGCTCATGAGGTTGTTCGCGTAGTTCTGCGTCACGGCGTCCAGTATCGGCTTCGTCGAATCCGCTGTCGCAACATCGCCAGGGACCGCAAGCGCCGCCTCGACCGCGCCGCGCACCGTAGGCAGGACGGCATCGAGGCCGGACAGCAACGCGTCTTCGTCATCGTCTTCCGGTACAAGCAGCCGAGCGTTCACGCGCCCGTCGCCTTCGACAACCTTGACCTTGCCATATAGATCTTGCGATGCGCCGGTTATGGCCGCATCCAGTGCCTCGCCGTTCTTCATGCGCAGGATTACCGCATTCATCAGCAGTTTGTTGTCCCGTTCCGCACGGGCGAAGTTTTCGACATTACCGTCTGTAAGGCCATAGTAGACGTCGCCGATTTCGCCTTCGTCCATAAGATCGGACTGGATAGCCTCAGAGATGACAGGCTTTTGCTCAGGCAATTTGCCCGGCAGATCGTCAGGGTTGATCATTGCCGCCTGAAACAGTCGCTTGGCTGCGCCGCTGTCCCCGCGAGCCATGGCCTCGAACGCACCCTCTGTCATGTCGGGTAGTCCAGCCTCGACTAACTGATTGAAGACCGCACGCTGCTGGTCCTTATCCTGCGTCGACATGACCAAATGAACCGCTGTTTCCAACCGCTCTGTCTCGCCAAGCTTCGTGTCCTTGAACTTGTCGACAGCCGTTGTTGCGTGGTCGTCTGGCAAAAGACGCATGGCCGTCATGCCTAGTTGACGTTGCGCGGCGGCAGTCAGCGCGAGCGCGGCCTGATAATCTGCCCCGGTCGATACGTTGTCCCATGCCTGCCGAACATTCGGGAACATCTGCCGCACGTACCGGCCTGGATCATCGGCCCGCGCCTTAAGCGTCGACTGTGCCGCCGCCGAAAGCGTCTGGTATTGCTGCGATTCGAGAGCCGCATTGTCGCCCGTGCTGGTAGGCGTAGCGTCGGAAACCATCTGCTGGATTTCGTCAGCCGACATCGTGCGCATGTCGTAGGCTTGGGACGCGGTTTCTACCTGCGACTGAAACGCATTGAACCGCTGCGCCCCATCTTGCGGGCCGTAGGCATCCATGAACTGCTGCGCAGACGGCATCGGGTTGTCATATCGGCCGGTATTGAGGATGGCAGCCGGTGCGTTCGCCGTGACGATTTCGATCTGAGCGCGCGTCTCGACGTTGCGCTTGTTCTGCTCTGCCTCCGCTTCCTTTTGAATACGGAACTGGTTCTCAGGCGAAAGCCGGTCGTACCAGTCAGGGTTGACCTTTTCGCCAGCGGCCTGCGCCGCGTACTTGAGACGGCCCTGATAGTTGTGCGCGCCACGAGGATTGGCCGCAGACCAGCCGGCCGGGCGTTCGTAGCCGATGAATGCCGCCGTCGCCTCGTCAACCGTCTTTGCGTTGCGCAGCGCGTCGCCTGCTGCCTTTTCGTCCGTCCGCAGTTCATGATCGACGAACGCAAGCTGCACGCCGAAGTCACGCCAGTCAGCCTTATTGGCTGCGGCGAATTTCTTCAAAGCCTGCGCACGACCGGAATTCCACTGCGCAACGCCGATCGAGTTCGATCCGTCTCGACCATCGCCAGGATTAAGCGCGCCCGTGTTGAGCTTGCTTTCCGCAAGTAGGTTCCCGACGATGCCAGCGGCCTGTTCCTTGGTCCAGCCGCGCGACTGGTAATAGGCAATAGCCGCGTTAGACCGATCGGCGACCTTCGGCGGCAGCGGGCCAACGATGATGCCGGGGTCTGACTGCACGGCAAGTTGACCGCGTGAGAAGTCCGCATCTTCGATGAATGCCTTTCGGCGCGCGTCCGCCTGATCAGGCGTCAACAGCCCAGCAGAAAGAGCCTGCGAAATCGTGCCGTCGATGTCAGCGCGTGCCTTTTTCTTAATGTCGTCCGATGTGGCCGGGTCGACGTACAAACGGCGATTTGTCTCCAGAGCGTCATCAAGCGCGTTCGTTTCGGCCTGCTGGCGAATTGCCGCCCCTCGGTCAAAGATCGAATCGTTGTAGCGCGCCGCGTCGTTTTGGGCCGATAGGGTCCAGCGCTGCCGCATGGACGGGTCACGAATGAGATCGGCAGCCGTCTTGACCACCTCGCCAGTCTTGACCGGCGCGCGCTGCTGGAACGTCGAATAATCCCCGTCTTGGTCAAACTGGTTCTGAACGTTCAACAGCCCTTCGGTTTTGTACGCTTCCGCCCGCGCGATATCGAGGGTGTTCTGTCGCTGGGTGAGTTCGGCACCAAGCGACGCCAGGCTATCGCCAGCCGACGCAATGCCGCGCCCGATCGCCGTCGTATCCACAGACGCAATCGCGCGACCGCTGCGAAGCGAGACCGGGCCGGAAAGGTTGTCCTTGGTCGGCAAGGTTGCCATGTGCTGTTACGTCCTCAGACGGCCAAGGCCGCTTGCCGCAGACCCAAAGGCCCCGATAGTCGATCCAAGCAGCGAGGCGCGCCCTGAAGCCCGCGCGCCCCGCGCAGAGGCAAGCAGGCCACGCGCCCGGCTCTCACCGCCGTACTGGACCGTTTGAGCGTTGTATTCCGACTCTTTCGCCGTGTCGGTCATGAGCTTGACGATGGTAGGCGCATCCACTCCAGCGCCAGCGCCAGACGCGGCGGCCAGAGCTTGTTGACGCGACATGACGAGTTCACCTTCGCGGCGCTTCTGCTGTGCCTCACGCTGCGACGCCGCCCGCTCTTCCGCGCTCTTCATCTCCAGTTGCTGCGCTTCGTACTGCGCAGACCGGTTAGCGGCGACGCCGGATGCAATCGTGCCACCGGCTGAAATGAGCGCACCAAGACCGCCGAGGGCCTGACCAGCGGTAAGGCCAACGGTTCCCGCCGCTGCTGTTGTGGCGGAACCGATGGCCGCTGCTATTGCCGGGATGAACGCCATATCCAGACTTCCTGTCCATTCTCGACTGCAAAGTTTTCGAACCCGAAGATCCGCATGAGTTTGATGGATGACGGGAACTCGACATCCCGCACCGTGTAAACCTCAGTTTCGCCAAGCTGTTCAGCGTGCCGAAAGCATTTCCGTGTTTCCCTGCGGATAATCAGACCGATATCCGGCCGATGGTTCTCAACATGGAAGAACAGCCAGCACCGACGCGGTATGGCGCTCCAGGCCAGCCCCCAGCACGCGACCAACTCTTCCCCATCAAACGCCGCTTTGGCAAAGACTGGCAGATCGACATCAAGCCCCGATGCCGCGACGAGGCCGCGCCCGTCCACCGTGAAAATGCGGTATTTATCCACTCGACGTAATCTGAAGCGTCATTCCGCAGAAGGTTGCCGTGTACGGGCTGTTTACCTCGAAATGCACGCGGTTATCCAGCTTCCATCCGCCGCCGAGAGAGAAGGGGACGCCATTGTCGACCGTGTCCAGTACGATATCAGATGGCGTCTGACCAAGAACCTTAGATGGGATGTCGTACATCTTGTCGAAAGACGTGCCAACCCGGATGCCCTGGCGCGTGAAGTTGGTCATGATCAGGCCGAGTTCATCAATCGCCTGCTTCGACAGCATCGAGGTTCCGCCGTCCGCACCATAGGCCAGACGTGCCGACTTGTAGCGCAGGCGATAGGGCAGGCCAGCAACCCAATTGCCCGTCACGTTGGCCGGCAGTGTGACGTTGCCAGAGACGTCGACCACATACTCTCCGCGAACGCCCGCGCTGGTCTCGTATGGAGCGCCATTCACCCAGAGAACGACAGTCTCGCCGTAGAGGTGAGTGCCTACCGGAATGGTCGTCGTGGCCGACGCCGTGCCCGTCGTGAACGCATCCATGACCTTGCAGAGATTGCCCGGCTTGATCTCGGTATCAAGCGCCATCTTTTCGACGTATCGAACCGTGCTGGCGTTGATCGTGCGATTGACCACGAAATAGACGCGGTCCTGCGCGTCCGAGGGCAGCACCGCCGCGCTTTCGAACAGGCCGTCCGTCACGATCGGCACGAAGGCAATCACTTCCTGATCGGGCTCATAGACGCAGCAAATGCACCCGCCAGTTTCCGTGATGATCCAGATGCGCGTTTCCGGGCGCCGCTGCACCGCGATCGACCGCACGCCGTCGTCAAAAAGAGCAGTCGTCAGCTTCGACAACTGCGTGACGCGGTAGTCAGCCTGCGAGGAATCAAACACGATCTCCATCACGGCCCGGCCGGCACGCTCGACAGCCAGGCCGCGCCCGTCCAGCTTTGCGGGATCGACAGCGGCAACGCCGAGCGAGGACGCATCACGGATCGTGAACCCGGTCGGCGTCAACGGCTCATCAAGCGACGATGCCTTTGCGACCGCGACCGCGCCTTCCGTGCCGATCAGAAGCCGCTGAAGCCCTAGCAGCCATTGCGTTTCATTGATGCCTCCCGTGGCAATGGACCGCGAGATAGGCCCGGCGTCGCCCTCATAGTCCTCATCAAAATTGGTGAAGTCGTCAGAGACAGAGCCCCATATCCGATCAAAGCCGGACCACCACAGGCGCCCGTCGTAAAGTGCCACGGCGGAAGGGTAGATACTCGCATCCGACCACTCGCCCTGCCGCCAACTGTCGGTGTACGTTGTCCCGGTAAACGGCCGCAGAACCTCCATCTCGGCAACGGTGGATGACGTAATGCTGGTAATCCGGCATATTCCAACGCCGCCTGAACCGCCGTATGACAGAGTTACTTCCGCAGACCCCGATGTGTAGTCGCCCGCCTTAAAGCCTATCCTGTAGTAATGGACGACATTGTTCCAAACCGCGTCATCTGGATCGTTGGTGGTTGTCCCGTTACCCGTGTATTCTTTTGTGATCCCGGTTTCGCCCGACCCTACATCGTCAAAACCGAAGTCCTCGCCGTCCAAGGACCGCTGCAAAGTGAGCTTCCCTGACCACGTCCCTGTCCTCACGACATTAAAGGCGTGGCCTGTGTTGACGCCATTCACGCGGATTGAATCGGTGTAAATGTCATCGCCAGACAGGGTGTACTTGGTCCGTTGCCCTGTATGGAACAGGCGGAATAGTGTTCCGACATGGTCGCTGTTGAAAAATGGGACATCGGCGGTCAGCGTGCCGTTGCCAACGGTTATGCTCGGCTTGAGTTTGGCAAACAGCAGCGACGGTGCAGAGAACGGGCCGTTATTCGAATTGTATTCGGCCACCGACCAAGACTCTGAGCCGCGCCTTTCAATCTTGTACGGTTTATAGCCCCGGCAGGCCACGAATACCACGTCCGCAGACTGCGAAAACCGCATAGTGTCAAGAGCGGCGGTCGGCCACGGCGTGGGCACTTCCATCACGCCTGACGACTCAACGCTAATCGCGTCAACGATCTTAATCTGAGCCGTCGTGGTGCCGAACCACGGATAGATGGTGCCGGTTCCAGGCGTGAAGGCAAGGCTATGCGTGCCCGTGTCCAGCGAAGTTGTCGAGATCAGTTCCTCGCCGCCCGATGTCGTGCCGAGCTTGAAGTTGACCGGGCCACGATCAACGATAATCCGCAGCGCGTGGACCGTGCTTTGATCGCCGCCGGACACAGTGACCGACCGAACGCAGGTCGGCTTTGAACCCCGCCCCACAGCAGCAAGCGTCAGCTTCCCGCCTGAGATCGTCGCCGTGCCGCCATCGGTAGCAGTCAGCGTCCAGCCCGTGCCAGACGAGAAATCGCCATTTGTGACGGCAGTCGAGACCGAAGCGCGCGTGACGACAGCGTCACTATTCCAAATACGCATGCTCTGATTGGTGAACTCCATCAGCGCCGCGTCGGTCGCGCCGAAAACGAATTCCTTGATGCGGGCAGCAGCGTTCGTATCGGTCGCACCGAGGTACTGAAGACCAGGCCGCATGACGCCGGGACCGGTCGCGAATGGCAGCATGTTCGTCTGCACTTCGGCCGCGAGGCGCATCCGCTCCAGATCGACGCGAGCGAGCGCCGTGCCGTCGTGGACGCCGACATTGTAGGCATGAAGGTAGGTCTTTACCCGTGCCATCAGTTGCTGTTCTTGCTGCTACGGGCCGCGAGGCGGGCGCGCACAAGACGTCCGGCCGGTTCCTGCTTCACGGCTTCATCGAAGGCATCGAGCGTCTTGGCGCGGGCAAGGCGGCTCTTGTACAGGGAATACAGGTCGTTGCGATTGCCCCTGTCGCCAGAGATCGGCAGCCCGCTTTCGAAGGCGAGATAGGCCTCCATGGCCTTGCAGAAGGTCGCCGGCCATTTGGTCACGTCCAGCCCATAGGATGCGTCGTTGGACACATAGCGCAGGTACAGCGTGTCGACGTTGGCGTACCACTTGCGCGTCTGAAACTGGAAGTCTTCGAACCCAATGAAGAACGTGGCCTCGTTCGAAATGCCGACCGTGCGCACGAAGTCGGTCGGGGCCGTGAACGCATAGTCCCAACCAGAGATCGGCGAGCCTACATCCGTCAGCGTCGTGGACCGAATGGCAAAGTTCCACAGCCCCTGTTCCAGCATGAACGCAAGGGCGTCATCCCATGCGTCTTCTAACTGGTATCGTTCGGGGCGATCGTCGCTCAGGGACGCGAGTTCATGCGGCCCAAGCAGGCGAAGCGCGCCCTTGTAGATGGAGAGTTTGCTTGCCATTCGATCGGTCCTTTAGGCCGCGACCCCAAGCACCTTCTGAGAGTGCTTGATTGCTGCCTGATACGCCGCGAGTTTGGTCTTGTGGCCTTGGCTCACAGTCTCGGCAGGGTCCGAAGTTCGGACGGCAAAGGTGCGATTGCCGGGAATCCAGCCGACCTTGTAGTTGGCAGGGAGTTCGGGCAGCGGCTGCTCTTCGGTCTCGACGGGTTCCGGCTTGTGCTCGACGTTCTTCCACACGGACAGCGGCGACGTGTTGACGTAGCCGACGCCGGCTTCCGTCACCTGAAGGTGCACACGCCATGCGAGGTCGGAACGGCGGGCGATGACTTCCTGCCCCGCGCGAAGCTTCGGCGCCAGATGCGCCCATGCGCCGGGAACGGCAATGTCCTGAATGTCGAAGTCGACCGGCAGATCAAGGTGCCATGTGACGATGGTCTGATCCTTGGTCTTGAGCGGCGCCGTGGCCGGGATTTTTTTGATGGTCATGTTTGCCTCATGATGGATGGATGCGGTTTATATGATACGATGTGCCGAACGCGCCGAAGGGCTGGAACCCGACGACGCGCTCTAACCAGCCCAACCTATCAGGAGGTTAAGATGGCTAAATCTCGTTTATGCTCTGTCCCCACTTGCGGCAAGCCGCATGATGCGCGCGGCTATTGCAAATCCCATTATCATCGCTTGATGAAATACGGGTCCATAGAGCCGCGAACTAGATGGCCAGAAAGCCGAATTGGCTACCTAGAATCCATTCTTCGAAGCGACACGCCCGAATGCACCTTGTGGCCATACCGTTCGACAAAAGACGGCTACGGGTACATTCAAATAAAGGGGAAATCCGTGCTGACGAGCCGTTATATTTGCCAACGCAAATATGGCCCGCCGCCTACAGCGCAACACCAAGCCGCGCATAGCTGCGGCAATGGCCACCTTGGGTGCTGCACGCCATCTCATCTGCGGTGGGCAACGCCAGCGGAAAACACGGCAGACAAATACAGGCATGCCACCGAAACAGGCCGATGTGCTCCTCGAAAACTGCGACCAGACGATGTAAAGGAGATACGTCGTTTGCTGCTGACCCAAGGCGTTAAACGCACGGCAAAATCATTCAACGTGAACCCATCCACCATAAACAAAATTAGAAAAGGGAAGTTATGGGCACACGTTACTTGACCCCTTCGGGGCGGCTCCGAAGAACCGCCCCAGGTGGCAAGGGAGAGGCAGCCCCGCGACCGGAAGGCCGCGAAGCCGCTTAGTCGGAGTCGGTGCCGGTTACGGCAGTGCCGTCCGACAGGTCGACGCCGGCCGTTGCGGAAGCCGAGGTCACGATCATCAGCTGCATCGTGATCGGCGAAGCATCGCTATCAATCTGGATGACCAGATCGCCAGCGCGCATTCCGAGGCTCCACCCATCGGTGAAGTAGCCGGCCACCCGCACGAGGGTAGCGGCGTCCACCGAAGAGTAGATCCACAGGCGGTTTGCGCCGCCGATACCCTGAGCGATCAGGGCGGGCGGGTTCGAAGTAGCGTAAGCCATGGTTCAGCCCTCCTTACGTGGCGACGAAGCCGGAACCATCGTGAGTGATTTTCACGATGCCGGTGTTCTGGAGAACCTTGGCTGCATGGTAGGTCGTCGCGCGAGACCAGGACGAATCCTGCTTCTCGTCGTAGCCGATGGCGACCGATTCCTCGCCGACACGAACGGCGTAGCCGAGCGCGTTGCGGTGGAACATGTAGCAAAGTTCCGACGAAGTGCCGAGGCCGGTGACGCGGCTCGACACGGTCCAGTTGACGCCGGCCCAGCGCCACATGCGCCGCGCAGGACCGCCAAACTGCTTGACTTCGGCGTAATCGCCCGAGGAGAACTCCGTCGTCTGCATCAGGTACGCCCGGAACGCGGGCGAGATGATCGCAAACATGTTGTCCTCTTCCTCGATCGGAATGTCCGCATTCCCGAGGATGGCTTGTGCGCCGAGCACGGTGTTGAGCGTCGCAGTTCCGGAACCGAAGTCCTGGGTGGCGTTCGCAAGCTCAGCAAGCACGGTGAGATCGATGTCGCGGTTGATGACCGCCATCGAAGACATCTGCATGATGCGCTTCTGGTCGCCCTGCGAGGCGAAGATGTTGAACGAAGTCAGTTCATACGGCGCGTGCTTTTCAACAAGCGTCGCAGTGACCTGGGTGTTCGTGGGGTTGCCATACGGAATCTGACCGTTGACACCACGGGTGACGGCAGTATCGGAGCCCGAGCCGGCGATGAGAAAAGTGGCCTGGTTGCCACTGATCACACTCTCCTTCGTGGTCATCGCCTTGAGCGCAGAGACGCGCTGTTCGAACGACGCCACGAACTCGCGTCGATACTGAATCATGGCGGCTTCTACCGACATAACAGTTCCTTTCGAGTTGGGTTGACGTTGTGAGAACCGCGCATTTGAGGGTGGCCGAGCGCGTTGCGGGGCCGATTGCTCGGGGTGGCCGCTATCCGTTCGGGGCTGTCATGCTTGGTGGTTGGTGGTTGGCGTTCAGCAGGGGCCGGGATGCCGGGATGGCCTGCCTAGTGCCAGTTACGCTGAAGACACTGGCCGCTATTTGCGGCGGGTTTCGCGCTTCAGAATCTCGCTGTACTCGGCATCGAGCTTTTCAGTGTAGTACCGATCGATGTCCGTGTTCATGACCTTTTCAATCTCGGCCTTTCTCGACGCATGACGCTCCGCACTGTCCGAGTGGGCGAAGGTCACATCGCCAAATCGTTCGCGTCCCTGATCGGCCATCCATGCGACGAACTCAGGGATATCGCCGACGCGCCGGCCATCGGGCATCCGGGCTTCACCCCATGATGCGCCGACCCCGGGGATTTCAGCCGCGAACCGCTTGGCAAGCGTGAGGTTGGCCTTGAACTCGCCGTGCGCCCAATCCTTGCGCAGGGCATCCTCAGCCGCTTCCGCTGCCGCCGTGTCGGCCTGCACGCGCTGCGCTTCCATGTTCTCAAGCTGCGAGATGTACCATTCGGACGCAATCTCCACCACGGCAGGCGGCGCACCCTTGGAATGCGCGAACTCGGTGAACGACGCCAGCACCGGCTTGTCATCGTCCGTGAGGCGCTTCGTCACTGTGTCAGGCAGTTTGTAGCCAGACGGGTCGTCAGGAACGCCCTGCTCCTTGCGCCATTCCGCCATCGCCTTTTCGTCGGACGGGTCCGGCATGTCGCGCTTGAGTTTGCCCGAGCGGATGACCGACTGCGCTTCCTTGAGCGCCTTGAGGATGTTCTTCGGCGAGTTGTAGCGCTTCGCCAGCTTGGCAGCGTCTTCGTCCTCGCCGGCCATGAGTTCGCGCCACGCGTCCGGCCAGTCGCTGGTCACGTCCTTCTTCGGCGGGTCGGCCGGTGGATCGCCGGCGGGTGGTTCGTTCGGGACCGGGTTAGCGACCGGCGCCGGGTCTACATTGACCGGCGGCTCATTGCCGGGCGGCGGGTCGATATTCGGCTCATTCGGAGCCGGGTCAAGTTCGCTCATTGTGCCTCGTTCCTGTTGCCTCTACCTGCCGGAGCAGTCTTCTTCGCCTGCGACTGGCGCTCAGCCTCCAGCACCACCGGATTCAGCATCTTGCGGAGTTGGTTGGCACAATAGCGCTTGCCTTCGGCAAAGTCCGTGGCGCGTTGAGCGTCAATGCCGCCCGCACGATAGCTCATGCCTTCGACCTGGCAGACCGCGTGCAGCAGCCAGTTCCAGACCGTCGTTTGCTGGCCTGCATTGGCGACGCCATCGGCAAAGGCTCGCACGGCCATGATGACGCCTTCGTCGTATTCGGCCGGCTTGTGCGGGTCGCTCATCAGACAAGGCCCGCCTGTTGCAGCGCCACCGAGGCGTTAGCGACCTCGCCCGCCACGCCGGCACCTTCCCGCAACTGCGCAGCTGCCTGCATCAGCCCTTGCGACTGTGCAGCGGCTTCCGCGTCCTCTTCCGCAACCTCTTCATCCTTCGACCAATCGGCGGGAGCGCCTGTACCCTTCACCGCGTCCTTGGTCATCTTGCGGTAATCATAGTCAGCCTGCACGCCCTGGTCCAACTGCGCACCGCCGGCAATGATCTGCACCGACTCTTGGAATGCCTGCACCATCGCCCTGCCCTCAGCCGTGTTGAGAGGGCTTTCGAACTTGAACGTCACGTCCGCGCCAGACAGAGCGTCCGGCATTTCCTCAAGGTTGAACTGGTTGTTCCTCAATGCCATCTGGAACGCCGTATCCAGCAGCGGCATATGATACTCGTGTTCGATCGGGCCGAAGAACGGCAGCACCGAGCGGCGGAACTCCGCAAGCCGAGCCTGCGTCTCGAATGCCGTCATCTCGCGCTCTGCCGGCAGCATCAGCTTGTTGAGCAGGAACGATTCCGCAATCATGTTGCGGACATCAGCTTTCATCTCCAAACCAGCAGGCAGACCGTTGCTCGCCTCTTCGAACGAGAGCACGTCCTGGATCTTCTGGTCATCCTCAAGGTCGACATACGTCATGCCGCCCGCATACCGGTTTACCGCGTCGCGGAAGATTTCCCCCTTCGCGAACATCGGCGCATCAAGCGCCTTTTCCCCCTGCTCCAGAATGATGCGCGCCAACTGTTGCAACATCCGCCCATCGGGCAATGACGTGATGGTAGCCGGTGAAAATCCTTGCGGGAACCCTGCCACCGTGCGCCAGCGGGGGATGACGTAGTTGAAGACCGGCAGCGGACCTTCGCTTAGGATTTCGTCGTGCTCACAATCAATGTAGAGCGAGCAGAACGGCATGTCCTTGTACTGGCGCCGCTTGGCCTTGTCGTCGCCGTAAATCTCCTCGAATGGCATGACGATATGGCGAAGCCTGAACTCTCTCGTCGGGTCTTTCTCGGCCGCCTGCTTGATGTCGTGATGGGCTTTCTTCGCCCACGCCAGACGGCTCATGATGCCGCGAGCGGTCATCGGCATCTTGCGCTGATTGTGGTCGATACGGCCGACGCCGTTTTCCATCCATGCGTTCTCTTTGGGATGCCAGCAGCGGAACAGGAAGTGGTCGCGGCTCGGGCTTTCCTCAACCGACAGGACCGGGTTGCCGAACGCAGCCCAATCGTGATCCGCCTCGCCGGTCGCGCGGACGAAATTGGCCCGCCGGTCATAGATCAGGTTGCGCAGCTTCTTCGTCGTGTCTTCGAGCCAACGAGACGCCGCCGGGTCGTCGTTCAGCTCGTCGTCCGTCGTTTTGACGTCGAACCAGTTGCCCTGACGCAGCATAGCGCTAGGAGCGTCTCCCAGCGTGCGGCAGGCAAGCACCGGGAACGAATCCATGATGCCGGTTGCGAAGTCGTCACCGAGCGAGAACGACGTGGTGAAGTCCGCGCGCAACGGATAGAAGTGCTCGGCAATCTCCTGCGCAAGGCTGTCCCACTGGTCTTTCTTGGAGAACAGCTTGTCGCCGATCGTGACGAGTTCCTTGGCGCGGGTGTCCATGCGGATTAGCCAGCCTGGCCCAACAGACTATTTTTGTATGCGCCCGTGCCGCCTTCGCCACCTGAACGGCTCATGACCGTGCTGGCGCGGCTGGACCGGGACGCAATCTGCCGACGACGTGCTTCAGCAGCAGCCTGCGCTTCCACGCCCTGCGGGTCCGGCATCTTGACCGGCTCTTCCTTTTTCATCTTCGGCCCGAACAGTGCGCCCATGGTTATCTCCGTCGCTCTTTGAGTTTCGCGTGTCCGAGGACCACCTTGGGCATTCCACGCGGGTTGTTGTGCGTCCGTATCCGGGCTGACACGCTGCTTTCGCCTTCGGCCCAAGCCATGATGACCGCGTCCGCCTTGTCGGTAGACCGGCCCAAGCGCTTGCGGATATCGTCCTTGCTTTCGATCTGGATACCGGAAGCCGTCAGCTTCCACGTCGGCGCCGTCAGGTCAGCCAGAAGCTCTTGATCCGGCGGCAGTGCGACAGGCTCGCCAAGCGATGGCTCCAGGGCCTCACGAAACTTCCACCATAGTTCGGCGCGCTTGTTGTAGAACGCCAGCTTTCCGTCTCGCGTGCGTTTCTTCGACGCGTTGGCTACGTTGATGCCGCGTACGTCCAGCCCTGACACGTTGTTCTTGAGATGCGAATAGGCACCAGACCCAACGCCGATCACGTCGACAATAACCGGGCACTTATCCCGCATAAGCGTGACCGCCTTAGCAGCCGTATCGATAGGGTCTTTCGTCTCCTTGCCAGGCACAGACACGAGTTCATCAAACCAGTGACCGTGACGCCGCGCATAGACAGTGTTGTCCTCGCCGCCCAGCGCCGGATCAACAGCAAGCGAGGACATGCCTACACCTTCAGGCGGAAACTTTGACCACCGCGCCATTGCTTGGCGCACCCATTCGGTCGGGATAACCTGATAGTCGTTGTCGCGGAACGCGGTCTGGAAGCCGCCCATCAACTGAGACCGGTATGGCTCAGGAAGGTTGTCTAGCTGCCTTTCGTAGTCGGTGCCCGCGTAAAACGGGTTGTCGTTGACAGACGAAGGAATGAACGTCCTCGACGTCGGCCTGATCTTCTTGCCGCGAACCTCGATGAAGGATTCCGGCCCATCAACCCAAAAGTCTTTGCCGTCTTCGTCCGAACAGACCCACCTCAGTTCGCCCGGCTTGGCAGGGTTCGGATAGTTCGGGTCTAGCCAAGGCGCGAACATCTTGTTCACCCAAAGTCCATCAGCGGACAGGGGGGGGTTTGTCGCCAGAACCGTGCGGCAACGCTGGCCCTCATGCTCGGTTCGCACCCAGCCCATGAGGAACCGTATCTGCGATTCCGCGAAGTGCGTCGCCTCATCCACGCCGAGGAAATCCCGGCCCTGACCCATCGTCCCCTGTTCGTCGCCTATGCGCTGAGCCGCGCGGAAATTGATTACCTTGTCGGCTCCATGACGCAGACGCGGCGGGGGCGAACCGTTGAAGCCATCACGGCTACCGTGGATCTTTAGCGCGTCTTCAATCAGCCGATCCAAGTCAGCGTATTCGCGGCGCATGATCAGTGAGCGGCGGTGCTCATTGAACGCAAGACCAAGGATCAATTGGCTCTTCCCGCCGCCAGGCTCGCCGCCGTACAGCAGGCAATCTGCCTCGCTGAAATAGGCTTCCGTTTGCGGGCCGGGATTGGGTACCCACTTGCGCGAGCCTACAGCAGCATTCGCCGCCGCCATGATCTCATTCTGCTTCGCTGGCGGCAGCGCTTCATAGCGCGCCAGGATGTCGTCAAGCGTAGTGGATGCGGTCATTCAGATGTTGCCGCTTTTCGTGTTACGAATGGCCCAAATCACAGCCTCGCAGATACCAGCGGGTCGATTCGCAAGCTTTCTTTGCGTTACCGCTTGACTATAGCCAAATTAGTTGGCATATTGGCTTCATCAGCAACGGAGAACTCAAATGACCAAGACCGCACTCATCGCCCTGATCAAAGAGGCCGAAGGCAAGGTGCCTTCGCTCCAGCTTCGCGGCCTCAAGCAGGAAGCGCGCGACCTTCTGGTTGCCTGCTACTGCGCCAAGCACGCCGACGATGCCCCGCTTTTCGAGCCGCTCGCCGAACGCATCCTCAAGGCAATGGAGCCGGCATGACCGCTGCACAATTCAAAAGCGCCGTCGCCGCAATGCAAGCGGCCGGCGCTATTCCTCCGGGCCATGGGTGGAAGACCGCGCTTGCCAACAAGCTTGGCTTAACCCGGACGTCCATCGACAACTTCGAACGCGACGGTACGCGGCAGATACAGACCGACTACGCAATTGCCGCCATCATTGCAGGACTGGAGCCGTACCCGAATGAAGCCTAGCAACGTGTATGTCATCGGCCCCGAGAAAGGCCCATTTAAGATCGGCATCACAAATGATGTCGGGAAGCGTTTGCGCGCGTTGCAAACAGCCAACCCAAGAAGGCTTTCCGTCCATTTTTCCATTGCGGCCGAAGACGCAGCCGCTATCGAAAAGGCCATGCACGCGAAGTTCGGTGACAAACGCTTACAGGGCGAATGGTTCCGCGCACCGCTCCGCGCTATTGTTGACGCGCTCAACGAAGGCTTTGACATCCGCATTGAACAGGAGGTCACTAGCCTTTCGCCTGAATCCTTTGTCCAATGGCTGAGCGACATGAAGTCGGCGGGCCTTGCCCGTTCGGACGCCGAATGCGCCCGCTTGCTCGGAATGCACGTCAACTCCATCGTCAACATGAAGGCGATCGGCGCTGACAGGCGTACCGCGCTTGCGTGCCGTGCGCTGCTGCACAGGCTGGAACCGTATGCCTAGCCCTATTCCTTGAGCCCCGCCGCCAGTGCAAACGCTATCCGCCGTGCGACATCGCGAGCGGAAAGCTCTTCCGTCTGGATAGGACCGCCGTTCGGGCCAGTGTGTTCGTTGAGCACGCGGTCGCCGTACTTCTTCGGAGCGAGTTTGCCGGCCATCCATTTTCGCGCATCAACGCGAAGTTTGGAGCGCTGGACGTGTTCGCCGTTCAGGACCGTATCGCCAAGAGAGCCATCCGCGTTGGCGCGCTGCATCCAATCGTTTGAACCATCGTCAGCGATATCGAGCACGTCGTCAAAGAGCAGATCGGCCTGGATCTCACGAGCCCGTGCGTATTGCTCCGAAAACGGCTTGTTGAGCGTCAGCCACCGAAACACCGTGGACGCTGCCGGCATGTCGTCGCTCTTGCAGATCGTGCGCAGGCTTTCGCCATCCATGAGCCGTTCGCAGATCGCGTCGGCTATGTCTTGTGCGAACGTGCTGGGGCGACCGGAGGCCATCGTCAGCCCTTTGCCTGCCACTGCTCGACATACGACGAGATGCCGGGCGTAATCTCTACCGGATCAACGCGAGTGGCATCGTAGTCGTCAGCGTCGAGACCGTTCATGGCTAGGTACTCTGAGGACATGCGGGTGAAGGTGGCATTGACCAGCGTTTCGGATGCGTCGCTTGGACCGGTCCAGGACATTTCGAAGAAGGTCATGTCAGCCAATGCGGGTTGCCTCATGTGGTGGGCGGCGCAACGAATGCCACGCCGCCCGGTTGATGTCAGCGAAGCTGGACGATCTTGAGATAGTCGACCTGGAGCGTTTCAGCGCCACCGGTCGGGCCTGCCTTGACGCCGAACACCGCGTGCATCTCCTCCAGACCGGAGAGCGTGATATTCTGAGCCGTGCCCGTGGTCCACGAGGTGCCGCTGTCAGGCCGCGTGCTTGCCTCAGTCGCCAGGGTAGATGGCGTAGACCACGTTGTCAGTATGAGCCGAGCAGTTGAGCCGCAGCGGGACGCGCGGGCCGTCGTAGACGTACTGGCCGGTTGCCGTCAGTGATTCCAGCGTGCGCCAGTTCGTGCCGTCAAGCTGCCATTGGATGTTGACCGTGGCGGTCCCAGCGAACGCAAGATCAAACGCGCACTGGCTGGCGATGACCACGTTGCTGGTGCCCGTCCCTGAAAACGTGCCGGTCACGGGAGTTGCCATGTGTCATGTTCCTTTCGGCGCGAGAGGCGTCGGGTAGTGATCGGGGCGTGGGGTCAGAAATCTTGATTAACGCACTTGCGCTACTAACGCTCATGCGCTATATATCTCTCATCAAACGGGAGATACCTCAATGACCGACGCACTCGAAAAGCACATCGTTCGCGAGACCGAAAAGGCGGTTCTTATTCGTTGCCATTCGTTCGGCAAGTCGCACGACGTCTGGTTCCCGCGTTCGCAGATCGAGATCGGCCGCCACTACGTTTTCCTCCCGACATGGCTGGCCAAGGCAAAGGCCCGTGACGCCGGCAAGGCCCTTGGCCTGACGGATGCGGACGTGGCTCGCAAGATCGAGGCGGAAGCCCTTCAGGCAGCGGCGTGAGGATGGGACAGATGCTGAACCTCAACAATCTCCTCGAAACATACCGGGCCATCAAGGCCCACGATGACGCCATCATGCGCCAGCGCCCTGCTGGGCACCCGGCTGCAGACTGGCGAATGCGGCATCCGCACGGGCAGAAAGCCGCGTTTCGCGTCCACAAAGACGGCCGGGAATACGGCGCCGTCCTCAATTGCGACACGTCTCCGGCGCTGCAGATCTGGTCGGCCGGCGAAAGGCCACGCATCCTGCACGTCATTGACCTGCGAGCCGCAGACGCGGCAAGCGCTGTCGCAGCCTACTCCGTGCCGGCACCGGGCGACATGACATCTGCCGAGTTTCGCGCAATCCGGTCGCGGCTCGGGCTGACGCAGGCTCAGCTTGCCCCGCTGTTGGACCTGGGCTCCGCCATGAGGATCTCCGAGTACGAAAGGTCAACCAACCCTCGCACCATCCCCGCGCACATCGCCCGGCTGATGCTGGCCATGGATGACGGGTGGAGACCCGCTGACTGGCCCGTTGACCTCTGATCCCGGCACATTTATGAGATCTGCGCGCTGTGAGACAATTGTCCCGTAGTCGCCGCACCCGCGGGTGCTGTTGACAAGGCTTGGACGCCACCAAATAAGGCCCTCGCTACGGCGGGGGCTTTCTGCCTTTTTGCACATGCTACAAAAACCGGAAATGCATCGCCACCGCCCGCAAATCCTCGTGGAGAAGCGCGGCCATGGTCCTGTCGCTGATGTCGTAGCGCGACGCCGTCTCAGCCGCCGT